TTGGAGACAAGATAATATAATTAAAAAAGGTTATGGTGATCCAGGTAAGACAAATGTCGACAGAAGTGAGCCTACCGGAGAAAAATCAATGACCAATTCTGAAAGAGCTGATAAAATCAATCTATCAGGATTTAAATCTGGTAATCCTAAAGATGTATCAGATGTTTATAAAGATTCAGATACTCGAGACTTTATTGACTTTTGGTTTGCAGGACCTAATTCGGCTGAAGATCATATAATTCCATTCAGAGCTAACATTCAAGGATTTACAGACGACTTTTCAGCTACTTGGAATAACATTCCTATTATGGGTCGACCAGAAGGAGCGTATAGATACCAAGCATTTGATCGAACAGTTAGTTTTACATTTACAGTAGCTGCTACTTCTAGATCTGAAATGAAACCGTTATGGCAGAAATTGAATTATTTAGCTACTTACACAATGCCTGTATACGCAGGTAATACTAATAAAGGAATTGCATCTGGCACATTCTTAAGACTTACTTTAGGTAATTTATTTAGAAACACTCCGATATTGTTAGAAAGTCTTTCATATTCCATACCTGACGAGTCAGCTTGGGACATAGCTTTAGATAGAGATACTAATAAAGAAGCTAAACAATTACCAATGATGATAGATGCCAATGTATCACTTAAAGTAATTGGTGATTGGAAACCTGCGCAGCAAGGAAGAGCTTATAGTTTATCTCAAGCAGGAGCTCAAGGCAGTGGAGGCGATTGGTTAGATCAGTCTATATTTAAGTAGTTAATAATTATTAATATGGGACGATATAGTAATGTAAATTATGATTTCAAAATTGGAAATGATACTGTTAAAAAACATAGAAAGTTTGATACAGTATTTGTTCCATTAGTCGACGATTCAATAGACGATATTTACGTAATTACCGAAGCAGGTGACCGATTAGATTTACTAGCTTATCAATATTATAAAGATGTTGAAAAATGGTGGATAATCGCAGCTGCTAATCCAAATGTGGATAAAGGGTCGTTGTTTTTAGAAGCTGGATTGCAACTTAAAATTCCTAGAGATCCTAGAACTACAGAAAGTCTTTTAAATAATGTAGACAACATCAGATAAAAATTGTTATGGCAGATATAGTTAATCCATTTTTCAACTCCGTAAGTAGCGATGTACGAGGTGCGATCGCAAAAAGAATTGAATATCATGGAGAGTTTGAATATAGCAAAACTCCTGGTATGTCAAAGGCTCTTGACTGGTTACTTAATAAAAGACCTTATGCAGAAGCGACTGTATATCGAAGAGATGGTGCAGAATTAAAAGCTCTTCGAACTCTATCTATTCCTAAAGGAAATTTAATGATTAATAAAGCGGATGACGCTAAAGGATTGTACAGAAAGTTTAAAGATGTTGATGAAAACTCTAATGACAGTGACAAAGACGATCCTACAGATACTTTCGTAGGAGAAGATGTGTATGTACCTAAACCACACATTACCAATATAAGAATATACACTGATGGATCATTTGCAGCGTTATTAAAAGCTGAAATGTCATTTACTTTATATACTTTAAATGACTTAGAAAGTTATATGTCATTTATGTCTGTAGGATATGAAGTGTCTATTAAATACGGATGGGTAATGACGGAACAGTCAAGTGCAGAAGGCAAAGAAGGAAAGTATCATGGAGTAATATATAATTTTACATATGAATTAAACGGATATGGAGGATTTGACTGTTCATGTAGTTTAATAGGAACTAACGCTTCAGTAGTCGGATCCAGCATTAAAGCATCTTCAGAATCCGAAGCAGGTAATAAAGATAGTAAAGACATTACAAGTAAAACTATTGATTTTGCATCGTTATTAGTTAGTATAGCAAATAAAGCTAGTAAAGAAAAATCTGGAACATATTTTCAAACTTTAGCAGGAGTTCCATTTAAACCATATTTTTACGTATTAAAAGAAGGTATAGAACTTATTAAAGGCGGTGGCGGTTCTGGAGGCAATACATTAACTGCGGGTGGATATGCGGATAAAATGGATACAAATAAAGCGGCATTGAAAAAAGACCATCCGGATTGGTCAGATGATAAACTTACAATAGAAGCTATTGGTAAAAACGAATCAGGAGGAAAGTATGACGAAAAAAATCCAATGCCTGGGTCGACATCTGGAGGTAAATATGGATTTACTAACGCAGCTTGGACTTCTGTAATGGGTAAAACAGACGCTTCTGGTAATCCATGGCCTACTAAAGATGGATCCATGGCAGCTGGTGCTAGTCCAGCAGATCAAGAAAGAGCAATGGGTCGACTGTTTCGAAATAATAAAAATAAAACTTCTGATCCTAGAGAATTAGCAGCAATGCATTATATAGGACATGTACCTAAAGGAAATGAATGGGATGTAGTACCTGGCGGTGGCGGTGGCGGAGCTGCCGATAATGAAGGAAAATATGCTGGTGTTTATTTACCTTTGTGCACGGTTATTGATTGCATCAATTACAAAGTATTTGAAAAAGCTGGAGGTAAAAATGTAAAAGACATTATTAAAATACATTGTAATAAAGATGTAACAACATCATCAATACCAGCTTCTCCTAATTTTTGTTCAGCTGATCCTAGAAGAGTAGCATTTCCAGGATTTGGAAAGTATAGCGAAACGTTAAACTTTGATGATATAACTGGTAAAGTATATCAAAGAGGAACTCATAGTACGCAAAAAGAAGGAGCTGCAGGATCTGAACCAATAACTATTGCAAAAGGAGATACTAGTAAAATTTTAATTGCCGTTGATACGCTATTGCAAATAGAAAAAGATTTATTTAATAAAGAAGAAGAGACGACAAAAGAGCAACAAGATACTAGAACGCTAACGTTTGTAAATGAAATACTTCAAACTATCAATTCATTATCAGGCGGGTTTTTTAAATTAACCATGGCTACTAACGTTAAACGAAATGATAGTAAAGATGAAAATAAAGGATTTTGGTATATAGTTGATACGGATTATAACGGAGATGATATTGCTCCATTAATTATAAAAGCAGTTACTCATGATGGTTATAAACAATCTAAACGAGAATCTGCAAGTATAGTTCGTACAATGAATTTATCAGCTAAGCTTCCAGATAAAATGCAATCGGTAGCGTATGTAGCAGCTAGATCTAACTTTGCACAAAATCAAACAGTATCGTTAGCAGAGCTTATAAGCGGTCAGCCAAAACGAGACGACACTGTTAAATTTAATTTAGAAGATTTAAAATTAGCAAAAGAGCAAGTAGGGTCTGGTCCTAATGACGATGCAGTTAATACATTAAAAGGACAATTACAAGCATATTATACAGATGTAACTGCTAAAGGAGATTCAACATCAGGAGCTAAATTACCTAATGCTTGGCAGTTAGTTCCTTTAGATTTGTCAATTACATTGGATGGAATTAATGGATTTAACTTTGGTAATGTAATTTCAACTAACTATTTACCTAGTAGATACTTTGACTCTAAAGGACAAAAAATTATATTTACAGTTTCAAAAGTAGAGCATAGCATTTCAGAAGGAGATTGGACGACTACGTTATCAACATTGTGTAGATTAAAATATAGTGCATTATAATGGGTAGATTAAAAACATTTTACGCAGACTCTGAAGTAGTAAAAGAAATTTATACCAATGGTATGCATTTCATGTTACCTAATAAAAAAGAGTATGTAGGATACTATCATTATTACTTAGATGGTAGCGGGGCGTATACAGGAGCCGATTGGGATCCAAATACATCTGTACAGCTAATTCAAATTCCTAGAGGTTTAGAAGCTGGTTATCAATCGCTTCATGAATCTATAGCAAAGAAATTTAAGCCAATGCGTAATTTAAAGTCTCCGGAATTTTATTATGCACATCCGACAATGGAAGAATATGAAGCTGGTAAATACAATAGATATTTTTTATCTAGAAGAAATAAAACAGTAGTTGAGTTAGACATTATTGAAGTTAGTAAAGATGATTTTGACTCTTGGGAAAAGGTAAACTCAGGCATAGATGAATATCTTTATAATGGAATTCAAGTAGAATGGAAATTAACAGGCCCATTACATGATATGGCAGATCCATTGAATAAAGAAATTATATTAGGTGTAGCAGACACTAACAGACGCATTGCATCTTTAAAATCTAAATTAATGCCAGGGCTAGCTAGATATTTAAGTGACCCAACAGAGTTTTCAATTCATTCCAATACAACAAATCAAATTATAAAAGATAAATTTGGTAATACAACTACTAATTAATATATTAGATAGTTATGAATATTATAGAAACAGTTACAGAGTTCAATTCATTTATGAATGAAGCTGAAGGTTGTGATTGGTTTATTGTGCCAATATACAGTAATGGAAATAAACCAGCACCTGTAGATACTATATCTTGTATATACATTTACACTATATATAAAGATCAAGAGTATTTGCTTTCTTTTAATCATACAGAAGGATTAAATTTACCAATTGAAGTTATAGATCAATTTCCTAAAAATAATAAAATCTTTGTTTACAATTTAAAAAGATTTTTGTCTAAGACAAATCATAAAAATTTAATTGACATTGATTTAATAGAATACTTTCAAAGAAATAAATCAATTGACGATGAGTTTGATACAATGGCTCATGAGCACTTCACTCGCTCTTTAGAAAGGTTCAATAATTTAAATAACATTATTCCTATTGTTAAGCACATTGAAAGATGCCAGGCAATTACATCTAAGTTTTTAGAAATACATGATGGATATGTTCACGATGATGCATTTGACAAATACAACAATTTAATTATTCCAAATTTATACAATATTGAAAAGTCTGGATTGTATACTAACTTTCATCAATTTGCTAATAAATTTCCAAACCAACCATCATACGAAGGGTATGTATTTTCAGAATATAACATGTACACTTCAACAGGTCGACCGTCTAATAGATTTGGTGGTATTAACTTTGCAGCTTTAAATAAAGACAATGGGCAAAGATCTCCGTTTGTATCTAGATTTGGTGAAGAAGGATTTATGGTGCAGTTTGACTACGACGCTTATCACATTAGATTGTTAGGAGCGTTAATTGATTACGATTTGCCAACAGATTATTCAGCGCATAAGTATTTAGGTCAGTATTATTTTGATAAACAAGATTTATCAGATGCTGAAATGAGTGAAACTAAACAAATTAACTTTCGTCAATTGTATGGAGGTATTGGGCAAGACTATTTAACCATTCCATTCTTTGCACAAGTCGATGAATACACCAAACTTTTATATAGTCAGTTTAAACAGAATGGATATATAGAAACTCCATTATTTGGAAGGAAATTACATAGAAACTTCTTTAAAGAAATTAATGCAGCAAAGCTGTTAAATTATTTATTACAAGCTTACGAGACCGAACGAAACATGGCGGTTCTTCAAAATCTTTTCGGCCAAATTTCGTCTTATTCAAGTAAGTTAATACTATATACCTATGATAGTTTTCTTTGGGATTTTAATAAGAAAGATGGTGGTTCGTTTATTAAAGAGATAAAAGATTTATTAGAACAAAATGGTAAGTTTCCTATTAAGATGCAAATAGGTCCTGACTATTTCAATATGATCAACGTAGAAAAACAAATTTAACATATTTATAAATGAAAAGAATAGGAAAGGCATTTGGTACAGTTAGTTTGTTTATTTACAACAGAACCGGAGTTAGATTCAACGGTTACAATGATAACAAAAACATATGATGTTATCTATAAGAAACTGTTTGTCCTTTCTATCTTAGACACGGAAGAGTTAGCTTGTACATTTAATATAGACAAAGTTAATCAAAGACGACAATTGCCAGGTGCAATGTTAGTTCACCGTAAAAAAGAAACCAATACATTGTATACGATTAATTCGCTAAATGAATTAATTAAGCAAGAATGTGGTTCATTAAACAAAGATTATAAGGTAAATTGGGAAGATTACTCTAATAGTATATTACTTACAAGTAACGGCACTTTCAGAGTTTTAAAAACAAAAGTTTATCAGATAGTAAATACATAAAAAAAATATTTGGTACTTGTAAAAGAGTATTATATATTTAAGTTATATTAGTTTTTGTAATTAATAATTAAACATCCTAGGCCCGTTTATTATTATTATCAATTTCTAATTATCAATTATTCATTAACAATTAAAAAAAACAAAAATGGCAATCAATTTAGATTCAATCCGTCAGAAGTTATCATCACTTCAAACAGTTACATCAAAACAATCCAATCTTTGGAAGCCTGAACCAGGCACTCAACAAGTTCGCATTATTCCTTATCAACACAATCGCGAAAATCCTTTTTTAGAACTTTATTTCCATTACAACTTCGGTGGTAAAAATTTAGTATCTCCTGTATCATTTGGTCGTCCTGACCCTATTATGGAGTTCGCTGAAAAATTAAAATCAACTGGTAATTCAGATGATTGGAAAATGGGTAAAAAATTAGAACCAACAATGCGTTGCTACGTTCCAATTTTAGTTCGTGGAAAAGAATCAGAAGGTGTTAAATTCTGGGGCTTTGGTAAACAAATTTATCAAGAGTTATTAGAGTTTATTGCTGACCCTGATTACGGTGATATCACAGATCCAATGGCAGGACGTGACATTACAGTTGAGTTTAAGACAAAAGAACAAACAGGTAAAGACTTCCCAGAAACTTCAATTCGTGTTAAACCAAATCAAACACCAGTAACAGACAATAAAGCTGTTTTAGAAAAATTAGGTAACCAACCTAAAATTACTGAGTTGTTTAAAGAACACACTTACGAAGAAATGACTCAATTTTTACATAACTGGTTAAACCCAGATTCTGCTGAAGCTCAAGAAGCTGCTGCGAAAGAACCAGCTGCTAACAAAGCAAAAGAATCTAATAAAACTTCTATTCAAGAAGAAGCTCCAGTAGCAAAAGTTGATGATGTTGCTTCGGCATTTGATTCATTGTTTAACAAATAAAATAATGTAACCATAAGGTTACTCTAGGAAAGCTATGGCAAAAAGTAAAAATACAGAGGTCGATGAGTCAAAAGTGCAAGACGATTTAGCATCTGTCTTAGCAGACAATCTAAATAAGAAATTTAAAAGCTCTAATTATAAAGTAGCTTATTTCTTAGAGGGTGACAGCGATTCTCCTTCGGATGTTACAGAATGGATATCAACTGGTTCAAGTATGTTGGACTTGGCAATATCTAATAGACCCAATGGGGGCTTACCTGTAGGAAGGATTATTGAAATTACCGGATTAGAAGCTTCAGGCAAATCTTTATTAGCAGCACATGCTCTAGCAGACACACAGAAAAAAGGTGGTCTAGCAGTATATATAGATACTGAAAATGCTATATCAAGAGAATTTTTAGAATCAATAGGAGTTAATTTAAAGGATATGTTATACGTTCCTTTAGAGACAATAGAAGACATCTTCGACGCTATGGATAGCATCGTTGAGTCTGTTAGGAAAAACTCTAAATCTAGAATCGTTACGATTGTAGTAGATTCAGTTGCTGGTGCTTCCACGAAGCAAGAGATGGCAGCAGACTATGACAAAGATGGTTGGGCTACATCAAAAGCAATTATATTATCAAAAGCTATGCGTAAGATTACTAACTTTGTTGGTAGAGAGCGTATTTGTTTGATATTTACAAATCAGTTACGTACTCGTTTAGGAGTATCATTTGGAGACCAATGGACTACATCAGGTGGTAAGGCAATTGCATTCCACTCTTCAGTTCGTCTACGATTGAAGTCAGTAGGTCAAATTAAATTAGCAAAATCTGCAGATAAGCCTGAAGCTGTTGTAGGAATTACAACTCGTGCACAGGTAGTTAAAAATCGTATGGGTCCGCCATTGCGTTCTGTGGATTATGACATTTATTTTGATTCCGGTATTGACGACTATGGTAGTTGGTTAACTATGATGAAGAATTACAACTTAGTTTCTCAAGCAGGTGCATGGTATACTTATACTAACACTGACACTGGGGAAGTAGTTAAATTTCAATCTAAGGATTTCAAAGCGAAATTAATTGACGATCCAGAAATGAAAGAGCAAGTTTATAAAACAATTTGCGAAAAGTATATTCTTAATTACAAAGCTGGTGACGACTTTGGTATCGATGACATTGAAATCGAAACTGAGTTTGACGGCGAAGAATCATAAACAAATGAAAGGTTACGCAGAATTATTAAAACAAGTTCTGAAAGACCACGAATCAGGTGTTAAGTCCGTCCATCAAGACTCTAGGGTATTGGTGATTGATGGGCTTAATTCCTTCATTCGTGTTTTCTCAGCAGTTCCATTAGTTAACGACGATGGAGACCACATAGGTGGATCAATAGGATTTTTAAGATCTATTGCAGCAATTATAAGACAATTTTCTCCAACTAGATGTATAATAGTATTTGACGGGAAAGGAGGTTCGGCTAGAAGAAAGAAAATGCATTCCGGTTATAAAGAAGGACGTGCATTATCTACTAGATTTAGACGCAGTGATGAAGTAGGAGAAATGACAGCAGAGCAAGAAGTGGAGTCTATGAAATTACAGTATGGTAGATTAGCAGAGTATTTACAATGCCTACCAATTACTTTAGTGTCAGTAGATAATATTGAAGCGGATGATGCTATTGCGTACATTGCAACTGACTTATCTGAAAATGCAGACAGAGTAACTATAATGTCTGACGATAAAGATTTTCTTCAGTTAGTAAATGAAAAGACTCAGGTATGGCGACCTGTTGAAAAGAAATTATATACGCCAACAGAAGTGTTAAATAAATTTGGAGTTCCTAGTATTAACTATCATATGTACAAAATATTCATGGGTGATAACTCAGATAATATTAAAGGCATTAATGGAATAGGCCCAAAAACATTACAACAGAAATTTCCTATATTGTTAGAAGATAGAAAAATAGAATTGAGCGATTTAAAAGACTTTTGTGAATCTAAAAAAGATGAGCATAAAGTTTATCAAACGGTTTTAGATAATTGGCAAACAATAGAATTAAATAACGATTTAATGCAGTTACATGAAGTAGATATTGCAGGTTCGCATAAATCGGTAATACGAACGTTAGTTCAAAATCCAATACCAGTTTTGGATAGAGTTGCATTTAAAAGGTTGTTTATGCTAGACAAAGCGTATACAGCAATACCAAATGTCGACAGCTGGCTTTCTAATTCATTCCAAACATTGAATGGATATAGAAATTAATTTGTTTATTGAAAATTATTATATATATTTAGTTTGTTATGGCAGATAAATTATCAAATTATGGTCACTCGTTTCAAATAAAGATCATATCATCGTTATTAACAGACAAAGCATTTACGCAGCAAGTTAGTGATATACTGCTACCTGAATTTTTTGAATCTGAAGCTAATCAATGGATTGCAGAAACGACTCTTAAATACTTTGCAGAGTATGGAACAGTTCCGACATTAGATGTATTTAAGATAAAGTTAAATGATATTACTAGAGAGGTTATGAAAACGTCCATAGTAGATTCATTAAAGGAATCTTACAAGTATTTAGAATCAGATGACTTAGATTTTGTAAAAGAAGAGACTTTAGGTTTTTGTAAAAACCAATGTATTAAAAGAGCAATATTAGATTCTGTATCACTTCTTCAAAAAGGAGAATATGATTCTATTAAAGCTGTTATTGATTTAGCAATGAGAGCTGGTGCAGATAAAGAAGTAGGACTTGTGTATAGCGAAACTGTAGCAGACAGATACAAAGACAATGTAAGAGATACAGTTCCAACTCCATGGCCAGTTATTAATGATTTATCAGATGGTGGTTTTGGTAAAGGAGAGTTAGTTGTGTTTGTAGCTCCAGCAGGTATTGGTAAATCTTGGGGTCTTATTAATGTAGGAGCTCATGCAGTTAAGCAAGGATTAAATGTAGTCCATTATACATTAGAGTTAAATGAAGGGTATGTAGGACAACGTTATGATGCTGTGTTATCAGGCATTGCAGCGCAGAATTTAAAATACAATCAAGATGAAATCACGGCAATGGTTTCAAAATTAAAAGGTGACTTAACTATTAAATACTATCCAACCAAGACAGCATCTTGTACTACTATTAGAGCTCATATAGAAAAAATGATTTTAGTAGGCAAAAAACCAGATTTGGTTATTGTCGATTATGCAGATTTATTAAGAGGAGCAGTAGCTAGAAAAGAAATGCGTCATGAGTTAGAATCTATATATGAAGATTTGCGTGGTATT